TACGTCCTGTTGGTGGTTGGGTAAGTAGAAAAACATCAGCATTCGCAGCACCACCAAGAGGTATTGTTACTTGGGCAGATAATAGTGCTGATTCACACATTGCAGCAGGAACATACAACAAGCTATACTCATTAACTGAAGCTAGTCTTGTCAGTGATATAACACCTGTAGGATTAACTTCAGGAGACCAAAACGCTACAAAGAATCTATCGTATGGTGGAACATTCTATGGCACAGGATTCTTCGGAACTAAAAGACCAAACACAGGTGTATATGATGAAGCCACAACATGGTCACTAGACTCATGGGGTGAATACCTATTAGCATGTTCATCTAAAGATGGCAAGATATATGAATGGCAGTTAAACACATCAGTATTACCTACAGCACTAACAAACGCACCAACATCAAACGCATCAATGCTTGTTACAGAAGAAAGATTTGTATTCGCATTAGCAGCAAGCAACAACCCAAGAAAGGTACAGTGGTGTGATAGAGAAGACAATACTGATTGGACACCAAGCGCTACGAATGAGGCAGGTGACATGGAGTTGCAAACCACAGGACGTATCATGTGTGGAATACCTGTTAGAGGTAGAACGCTTATTTTGACTGATAACGATGCTCATATCGCAACATACTCAGGACCTCCTTATGTATATGGATTCGAGAGAGTTGGTACAGCATGTGGCATTGCATCACGAAAGGCATTAGTCTCTATTGATGAAGGCGCTTTTTGGATGGGGCATAGAGGGTTCTTTACTTTCGATGGTTCAGTTGCTAAAGAGATTAAATGTGATGTATTAGACTACGTGTTTGAAGACATTAACTACGACCAAATTACTAAGGTGTCTGCGGTTAATAACACTCAACACGGTGAGATATGGTGGTTTTATCCTTCAGGCTCATCAATTGAGAACGATAGATACATCTCGTTAGATTACAAAGAGGGTGTTTGGTCATTTGGAGAGATTGATAGAACTGCTTGTGTTGATAGAGGTGTATTCAGTACGCCTATATGGGCAGATTCAAGTGGAAACCTATACAACCATGAAACGGGTAGTGTTCACGGAACATTGAAGCCTTATGCTGAATCAGGACCTATTAGCTTAGGCAACGGTGACGGTGTAATGAAGGTATCACAACTTATCCCTGATGAAAAGACTCAAGGTGAGGTTAATGTTACGTTTAAGACACGTTTCCATCCTAATGACACAGAGCGTACATACGGACCATATTCAACAGGCAACCCAACATCATTAAGATTTACAGGTCGTCAGATTAGATTAAGAGTTGAAGGCACAGGAACAGATGATTGGCGTTCAGGTGTAATGAGAATTGAAGCAAGGGCAGGCGGTAAGCGATGATACAACCTCCTGCGCCACTAGGAACTGATTGGAAAGCGTGGGGCGAAAGGCTTAACTCATTCTTAGCAACTACTAGAGATAAACTAAGAAGCCTTACAAGCGGTGAATCAGCATCAGACGATGGTATCTTGATGTGGGATAGAAGTGATAAGAACCCTGTAGTGTCTATTGATGGAGAATGGATTCCACTAGGTTTAGGCGGTGGAACTAATAGTGGCTCTCATGCTTACGTTTATAGTACAACAAGTCAAACTGCAAGTGTTATAAATACTGCTTATGGNATTACNTGGAATAATATAGGCGCTAATAACAATATCTCTATTAATGGTAGCGACTCAACAAGAATTGATTTTGCTAAAGGCGGAACATTTTATATAAACTTTCATGCNACATTAGCATCTTCAAATGCTTCTACAAAGACAGTGTATTTCTTNCCTAAGATAAACGGTACAACTCAAGAGCATTCAACTATTATTACTACACTTCACGAGAATGGTCAGAAGAAAGTTGCATCAAGAAACGGATTATTTACAGTAAGCGCAGGTGATTATTTGCAAGCAATGTGGGCGACTGATGATGTGGCAGCATGGTTAGAGAATAATACCGCAACATCATTTGCACCATCTACACCGAGCGTTACTNTATCAATAGTNGAGGTAACAACGTGAATGTACAAGAAGAATTAATAAGATGTAAGGAGTGGATACAGTCTGCTTTAGACAAGGGTGGAAACACACATGACTTTATTGATGTGGTTGAAGGTGTTCTAAAAGGAAGTATGCAACTTTGGAGCGGTGAAAAAGGCTGTGCGGTAACAGAGATAGTAGTGTATCCTAAGAAGAAAGTCCTACACGTCTTTTTGGCAGGTGGGAAACTTGAACAGATTACAGATATGCACGCAGATGCGGTAAAATGGGCTAAGACCCAAGGATGCCANGGAATGACCATAGCAGGTCGTCCAGGGTGGAAAAAGATTTTAGACAAATACGGTTGGAAAGAACAACTCGTTATTTTAGGAAAGGAGTTTTAGTATGAGTGGTGGTGGAAAGGGCGGAAGCTCATCAAGTGTTGCAGAAATCCCTAAGTGGATGGAAGAACCTGCAATTAGAAANATTGCACGAGCAGAAGATATACAGCGTATGGGATACATGCCTTGGTATGGTCCTGATGTAGCAGCATTCAACCCCACTCAACAGGTAGCGGCACAAGCTAATATCGGTGCGGCAGAGGCGTTTGGTCTCTCCCAACCAGGACAACTTACAGCATATCAAGGCATGCCACAAGCACAAACCTTTGCAGGTGGTGTTCAAGGGTATTCTTCAGCGCCTATGTTTGAACAAGGTATTGATACTCTAAGACAGAAGCAACCAGGCACGATGGCACAATATGATGCCTTATTCGGTGCAGGTACTCAACCAGGTGGTGGTGGTGGTATTACAGGTCCTTCATTCACTGACCAAGTTGATTCAGGTAATTTCAGCTCTTACTCTGATTACAATCCTAGCACGGGTCTATACGATAATCAAATTTCAGATGGTGGCGATATTAGCTCTTATGTTATGGATGATGGCTCTATCAACTGGGGTGCTACAGGAAACGCTGACTACGGAACTGTAGATGGTGTTGGTGTTACAAATCCTGACGGTGCNTATGGTTATGGCACTTCAGGTGGTTCAGGTCCTGACCTTNGTGGNGCTGTTGGTCCTGACGGTGGCATCGATTGGAACTCAGTAGGCAACCCTGATTATGGTGTTGTTGATGGCGTTGGTGTTACTAATCCTGACGGTGCTTATGGATATGGTGGCGACTCAGGTGGTGGCATGTCTAACGGTGGCGACCTTGGTGGTTCTGTTGGTTCTGACGGTNGTGTTGATTTTGGCGGTAATGATTATGGTACTNTTGACGGTGTTGGCGTTGAGAATCCTGATAGCGGTGGTTCATCAGGCGGTGGCAGTAGCAGTGGTTGTTTCATTGACTCTACTCTTGTTACAGATGCTGAAGGCAAGGACAAAGCTATTGTTGACTTTAAGATAGGCGATAAGGTTATGTCTGCTGATGGTAAATCAGTTAATACTGTTAAATATATTGAAAAAGTAAGTTGGGATGATAGTTTTGTTATCTACTCACCTGATTCTAAACATAAGCCGTTTATTACACAGAACCATCCAATCATCGTAAATGACGAGTGGGTGAGCGCTGATTTAGACTACACACAAAGAAACCAACCTTGGATTGACGCTAAAGAGATTGAATCTCCTGTTGTTAAGAGAGGTAAAGGAATTACAGTGTACAACCTATGGGTTGATGGTGATAATACTTATACAGTTAATGGTTACGGCACAGAGACCCTATTAGGTGATGGTGGTGTGGCTAGACAAGCGCTAGAATTTGGAAACATGGACATGGAAGACTTTAAGGCTATTGTTAATAGTTCTAAGGACGCATCAGCTGAGACTTCATACGGCATGCACTTATTGAACAAGTGGCTATCTGTTATCAACAACAAGACTTACAACAAGTTTATTATTGATTCAGTATTAGGAAAGCGCAAAGGCACGCTAGTAAAATCAGCTATTAGTTTAGTAGGTAATGTTGCTGTTACACTAACACCAAGACTTTGGAACAACCAAGAAGTAATGATTAAGGAGAAAGTATAATGGCAGGTTCAGCAGGCGCACCAACAGCAAGAACATTTGGTCCTAACGATATTGCAGGCGCACCAACAGCACAACCTGTTAATTATCGTCCAGTAGGAGGTCTAACATCTACTGGTGGCGCACCAGGTAGTGGTGGTATGCAACAACCTCCTGGAGGGTTTAGAGGCGCTACACCTGCTGTGGCGCTTAATCCAGGTGAGAGATTTACATGGAATGACCAAGGTAAATATACAGGTATAGAGAATACTAATCCTAATTTAGACCCAGACCGTTTTCTTATAAATAATAGACACACAGATACTACTCAACCCACTCAAGGCGGAAAAGGTGGTGGCAATGTAGCACAACCTACTCCACAACCTGCTCCATATACTCCTGCTAATACAGGACCTACAGCACAACAGCCTAATATCAACACTCAATCGGCACAAGGTATCACAAGTGCTATGCAAGGCGCACAGCAAGAGATGGGTTATAGACCTCAACAGGTTCTTGTACCAGGCACTAGTGGTACAATTGGTAGCGCAGGTAAAAGTACATTGATTGGCAACCCTGGTCAAAGTGGTACTATAGGCGGAGTTAATCAAAGCGCTCAAGTACAAGCAGGACAACTGTCAGGTACTAATTTCGACCCTTACATGAATCCATATACTGATGCTGTAATTAAATCAACAGAGGGTGATATTCTACGTGGTGGTGAAAAAGCATTAACAGGCTTAGGCTCACAAGCTTCATCAGCAGGTGCGTTTGGCGGTTCACGTCATGGTATTGCTATGGGTGAGATGGGTAGAAATATTACTGAGCAAATGGCTAAATCTGCTACAGGTCTTAGACAAGCGAACTTCCAACAAGCACAGCAAGCAGCACAACAAGACATTGCTAGTCGTATGCAAGCAGGACTAGCTAATCAAAGAGCTTCTCAGTTTGATATTGGCAACGTCAGACAGCAACAGCTTGCAAACCAACAAGCTTCACAATTTGATATTGGTAATAGATTGAGAGCAGGTCAGCTGAACCAACAGGCTTCACAATTTGATATCGGTAATGTACGTCAAGCCCAACTAGCTAACCAACAAGCAGGCATGAAAGACATTCAGAACCTCATGCAAGCACAGCAGTTAAATCAGATGGCAGGCTTACAAGGCTCACAGAATAGATTAGGCGCTTCACAGCAACTAGGAAACTTAGCTAATTTAGGATTCGGCATGGGTCAAACTGTACAAGGCAACTTGGCACAGCAAGGAACACAGCAACAGGCTATGATGCAAGCATTAATTGATGCGGCTAAACAGCAGTATGGTGGTTACACAGGTCATCCTGCTCAAGGTCTAGGCTATGTAACTCAAGCACTAGGCGCAACAGGTACACCAACAAGCACAACAGAGTCCTCGAGTCCTGGTTTGTTTGGATACTTGACGGCAGCGAGTCAAATCCCTGGTTTATTCCCTTCAGATAGAAGATTAAAGAAGAACATCACTAAGATGGGTCAGCTTAAATCAGGCTTAAACATCTACAAATGGGAATGGATTGACGGTGCTAAAGAATTAGGCGCTGACATGAATCACACACTTGGTGTTATTGCACAAGAGGTTAAGGAGTTATTCCCTAATGCTGTTGTTAAAATGGATAATGGATATTATGCTGTTAATTACAGCGCATTAAGATAAGGAGAAATATATGAGTCCTTTAGTAGCAGGATTATTAGGCGGATTAGCAGGCAATTACTTTTCAGACGATAAGAATAAGAATTTGTTAAGTATGTTCGGCAAACAGGCGCAAGCAAATCCACATACCATGATTGACCCACAAGCAATGATTGGTGGACAGCCTCATGTTGGAAATCAACCTCAAATGATGCAACAGCCACAACCACAGCAACAAGGTGGTGGTTTTTTAGGCGGTCTTAAAAATGCTTGGAATGATGAAGAAAGTCGCGCTAGGATGACTATCGCACTTAACTCTCTACGTCATAAGCCTGATGCTAATATTGCTCAGTCTATGGAAAACAAGATAAAGATGTTGCAGGGCAAAGGCAAGGCTAATAAAACAGCCGAGTATTTATCTAAAACCAATCCGAAGCTCGC